TACATTCGGCACACCTCGACTTGGCTACGCCAGCCATCGATGAGTTAGCGGAGATATTGAACTGTGAGCTTACTGCTGAGGCAGTAACATTCACCATTGGTATCCCGAATCTGCTTGGTAGGCGCTTCCCTCGAGACAGATACGTACCGAGTTTTTGCAGACACAAGTTTGGAGGAGCATTATGTCGATACGCACAACCGGATTATTCAGTGGGCAGCGGCCAAGGAGCCTTCATACCAGGCACGTCCGAAATACGATATAACACAATCCGGATAGACACCGGATTCCTCATAACCAATGTGTTCAGATATGCGCCAGGTAGACTACTAACATATGTTGATCGTCCAGATGAATACATTCTAACCAATGATACGATGTTCACAGTAGAGGGATCACGTTACAACGATGGTTCTTTCCTGGCCAATAGTTATCATCATATCGAGCAAACATATGTGAGAGTGTTTATGGAGGACGACGGCGCCCGGCCATTCTATGCTGAATCCGCATTCATTACAACCACGACCATACGATTAGGATACGGTAATTGTGACCACACACTTGAGGCTTGCAAAATACGTAATAACACACAGAATTTCGGTGGGAGCCCTGGTATAGCTGGAGGCATGTATGGATAAGCAGCCGAAGATGGATGATCTCATCGGGAGACGGTTTGTTAATGGGGGCCGGGAGCTGATTACGGGATTGGATTGTTGGGGGCTGGTAATGGAGGTATATAGGCGGTATGGGCTGACTATACCCGACTTTACCGTGGGTGCATTCGCTTTCCAGACCATAGATGCACTTGCCAGGGAGGCCATGGAATCACGGATATGGGAAAGAGTACATGAGCTCAATGATAAGGATGTGCCACTGGTGGTGCTTATGAGAATGCACCCGAAGCTCATCACGCATGTAGGAGTGTATATGGGGCACAACAGAATCATACATACGATGAAGATGACAGGGATTATCACGTCGAGAGCTTCAGCATTAAAGAGCAGGATAGTGGGGTATTATAGATATGTTCAAGATAACCAACATACTTAATCCGCTGACGGGTGGGGCGACCACGGAAGAGCATACCTGGGAAAGTGGTAAGCCACTATCGGAGTATATGGATTATGATGGGGAATGCGTTGTGGCACATAGTGGCAAAATCATCCCCTTATCATTGAGCAAGATATTCCCAGCGAATACCGATGAGTACATGGTGATGCCGATACCGATCGGTGGGGATCGTCAGACATGGCGCCTACTGGGTATGAGTACGTTAAGCACTATGGCCTTAGCTTTTCCCAGTCCATACACAGCAGCCGCATTCATAATAGGTAGTAATCTACTTAATTTATTCCTGCGAGATAAAGAAAAAGACCTATCTCTATCACAGTCCTACACATGGAAACACGCGAGCAGCCCCACGGCCGCTCATGGTGCCGCCATGCCCATCATTTATGGCAAAGCAAGAATAAGACCGATACTGAAAAATCGCTATATCACTACAAAAGATGATAAACAGATTCTACATGCCCTGTATGGATTGGCCGCGCATAAAGTAGATGAAAAGACCATAGACAGATGGTCTGACGATCCCCCGCGCTCATACGCAGTTAGAGATGAAGTCATCACCATACTCGAACAGGATGAACCTGGCAAAACATATGTCTGCATACGTGCCCACGATCAAGTCACTCCTGGAGTAGGAGTACCATTCTACATCAACGAGAACTATTGGAAAGTAGGACATGGCACAGCAGCATTCGCTGACGATATAGTCATCAATGGACGGGCGATAGAGGATTATGATGCTGATGCGGAGTGGGAAACGAGACCGGGACTACCGGAACAAGCGATAATAATCGGGTTCGACGTCACATACAGTAATTTCGCACAAGATGAGATACTCTACCTGAACTATATAGAGATTAACAGAAAGGTAGCCAATGTAGAATATGAACCGAATCTTATCTGGTGGGAGGAGCATAATGCTCTCCTTTTCGGCCAGAGTTACAGGATATCCTCTGACACCAGCTCAGTTAGTTACGGGAACTACTACTATATATACTTCGACCCGGCTTACCCTACGGAATACCTTGTGGCAGGAAACTACTTCCCCGGGGATAAATATTGGGTGGCGTACATAAATTTAGTGAATAGTAATGATGCAGATTATGGGAAACTAAGATACCCGGTGAAGTTCCCAGGTGATGATGACTGGTTCAGTCCGGTAATTACATTGACGGCAGCCCACAATATCGAACTCGCATTCGAATTCCCTTACGGCCTATATGGTAATCCTGCCGGGAGAGACACAATAAGTGCGACCTGCAGATTGTTCGCCCAGTACAGAGAGAGAGGTACAGAAAGGTGGCTTAATTTCCATTCAGGTTTCGCCGATCCGGATCATACAGAGCCCTATGCAAATAGTGATATTACGGCTATAGTTGTTACGCGTAACTTACAAGATTCATTCAATATCTCCATAATGGCAGTCTCAGGGAACGATCCGCTCGAATATGAAAAGGAATATGAAATACGGGTGGCCGCCAGTTCCCCATCCATCGTGAGGCTTGTAAATGTGGCAACCCTCGTCTATGGTGCGGAGAATCTCGACGAGTCCGCGCCCGGATTCACTTACCCGGGCGAGCCATTGCTTGGTATTAAAGCGTTAGCGTCGAGTCAAATCAGTGGGGATCTCGATATACAAATCGATGTGGAGAGGAGCCTCGTATGGGTGTACAACACACGAAGCAGTCAATGGGCACAGGTAGCAGCTAATAATCACGCATGGGCGGTATATGATATTCTCACCAATGGGCATCGCGACCATCCAGCATACCCAGCGGCAGACAACGATGATGCGGAGGCAATATACGGGTGTGGGATAGACCCTGACCGCATCGACTATGAATCATTCAGAGAATGGGCGGATAACATAGATGATTTGGAGTACGAGCTTAACATCGTGTTCGACACATTCATGACGGCCTGGGACGCTATTCTGAGGATTTGTCAGGAAGGTCGCGGTATGATATTCCCGGTGGGTACGAAGATACATGCATTTACTGATAAGGCGACTGATGTCACACAGATATTCACGATGGGCAACATTCATCTCGATACCCTCGTACAGAAATATACAGAGGCCAGTGAAAAGGTGAATATGATCGAGGTGAATTATTACGACCAAAACCGTAATTATCAGAAGACCACAATTGCTGCGAGGACGGCGGATTGGGACAGCAGTACGGGTTTGAGTGTACCCGTTACCATAACACTCTACGGCACTACCACATTCGACCAAGCATGGTCTATCGCCCGGTTTATACTCATGGGGAATGAACTATTGGACAACATCATTACATTCGGTGTAGATGTAGATGCATTGGCGGCACAGGCAGGAGATGTGGTGGAGGTACAACACGATGTACTGACCGCCGGGGAAGGTGGCCGGATAAAGACAGTCACCATCACGCCCGGTATCCCGCGTCCTATCGTCACCATCGTTTTCGACCGGGTTTTATCAATGGTGGCGGGGCGACAATATCAATTGAAAATCCATCATGATAATGGTGAGACTGAAACGAAGGATGGGATTACCGGTGCAGCGAATACCGACACACTGGTATTTAGTGGTACATGGGTATGGGATACCATACCAGCCATCTATGAACCATACTCATTTGGCGTTAGTGGCTCTCATACGAAGAAGTACCGTATCACTGAAATTAGTCGCACCAGCGAGCTTATGCGGACACTGACACTGGTGCAATATGATGAGAATCTCTACAGTAGTTATATCCCGAGTGATCCCGCCCCGGTAATCCCGGTTGGGGAGTTCTCCCTAAACAAACTGGCGGTATCGGATGACACCGTGGAAACACTGGCGAACCTGCTCAACATCGCCTCTAATCTACAACTGCGGGAAGTATTATCCCTGAATCGTGCCACAGGGGAGTATGAATCGAGCATTATCGTGACATGGGATGTGGTATCCGGGGATCCGCGCGGTTCGTGGGAAGTATGGTTCAGGGATGTGGATGTAAGCGATGTGGACTGGGAAGGAGTATGGGAAGCATTGCTCGGCGGTTACGCCCATGGCAGGAAAGTGGAATACAACGGCAAAACATATATCAGCCTTGTTGACGACAACGTAGGAGAACCATTTAGCAGATAGGGAGCACATCATGAAAAAGAAATTGGTGTACATCGGCAATATAATACGGAGGGCGTTTAGTGGTAATTCAAAACCGAGAGCGACTCTACATATAAGAGTCCTCCATGCAGATGGTGCCATTGAGGATCTCGGACTCGTCAGCAAACGTGTGGTCACGACTGCTCACGTGAATCATCTTGTTGATGCCCTGCAGGCTGCCAATGCAGCATTCAGCAACTATAAATACCACGATTCCGGCACAGGCACAACCGCATCCGTCGATGGGGATATTGCACTTGAGACCCCTTGTGGGGAAGCTCGCACCGTAGGCTCGCAAACAGAGGGGGCGGCAGCAAACATTTACAAGACGGTCGCAATCCACACGTATGCAGGGAATTTTGATATCACCGAGCACTGCGTATTCTCTGCCGCATCTGGACCGACTGCGTTGGATAGGAGCGTGTTCTCTGCTATCCCGGTTGTGGCGAATGACAGAATTGAATTCCAATATGAAATTACATATCCCGCAGGGGGCTAAGCATGGCAATCGTTCTTAATCAATTTCTTGACCAAGCAACCTATATCGGTGGTGTCTTCGTTGACCAATCCGGCCAAGGTAATAATGGCACACCTGCGAATGCTCCAAACTTCACAACTAATCACCTTGGAATAGCCAATGCTGCAGCAATATTTGTGGCTGCAAACAATGACGCAATAACTGTGTTAGATAGCAATACTCTGGATTTTGATACCAACGATTTTACTATTGCCATTTGGGCAAAAAGTACCGGCGTTACAGGAACTCATCAAGTGCTTTTATCAAAGGATTATTTTGCTGGCACATCACCGGCAAATGAATATGTATGGTTGTTCTATTTACAAGGTGACGGACATATAGCATTTTATTGGAATAATACATTTATATTCTACAGTGGAGGTTATGTAAATGATGATACATGGCATCTCTTTATTATTGAAAGAGATGGAGATGCTGGATATATTTATGTTGATAATAATCAAAGAGCCCACGGTGCTACATTTTTTCAGGGAGCTTCTTTTAATAATAATGTAAATCTATTAATAGGTGAAAGAAATTCTACTCCTTCTTATTTTGAAGGACCCATGGATAATCTTCGTATTTACAATCATGCTCTTTCGGAAGCAGAAAGAACAGCAATTTTCACAGGTAAGTATGAGCGAACATTTTCCGGTATCTGTACGCCCTCCGGCGCCCTCACCGTGACCCCGACATTCGTTATACAACTGAGTGGCTCTTGCACACCTTTGGGAGCTTTGTCCGTATCACACCCCGATTGGCTTCTCATAGACGAAACCCTCACATGGATGGGTGAATGGGATGTGGCGTGGGCATACAACATCGACGAGGTAGTGCTATATAAGTCCGCGGACGGCAATGAGTGGCATGCGTTCGTATCCAAGATTGGGCATAACGTGGGCAACGTACCGACGTCGTCAGCATATGCATGGCGTCGCCTCTACCAGGAGAAGTTCTTATGAGCGTGATTGGTATGAAGCAGGTGGACAATGACAAGAAAACAACGCTCACGCATGATTTCACCGTGGGGCATGAGGTCGAGGTCATAGTAAGGGCGATTGGTCCGGATGGAACCGAGCAGGCGATGGAGCACGCCGTCCGCAACACCATCGTCATCCAAGGTAAGTTGACAACGCCTAATTCCCCTACTGCGCTCACGGCTACGGGCGCCTTCTTAGCCATCAATCTGAGCTGGACAAATCCCCCCGATTATGATTTCAGTAAAATGGAGATATGGAGATCGGCGACCGATTTAGGGACGGCGGTGAAGATAGCCGAGGTCAAAGGCTTATCATATATTGATTCGATAGGTATTTCCGGTGCGACCTTTTACTATTGGATCCGAGCAGCAAACACGTCTGGCAAGATATCAGAGTACTATCCACGAACCGGCGCTGGGGTATCAGCAACTACACTTGGTATAACATCCACAAGCATCGATGATTTCGCCGTAACCGCCACCAAGATGTTCACGAAGACCATCATCTTATCTGCCGACGCGTGGACGGATAACAGCCCCGGAGCTGGTTCTATTGCGTGGAATGCCCATGTGCTTGTGTATAATGGTGTACGGTACACCATCACAGGAAGCGACGCCAACCAGAAATATGTCTACTGGGTCATTGGCGCTACCACGTATTCCAAGACGAACAACCATCCCTCAGCCGCTCTCCCTGAGAACACATACTTCATCATCGCCACCAACATCTCTGGCACCCACGACCTCGCATGGAACAAGATGGCGAATGCGGTTATTGGGAACGCATGGATACAAGACCTCGCTGTAACTGATGCAAAAATTGCTACCTTGACGGCAAATAAATTAACTGCAGGTACTATTGATGCGAGCATCATCACAGTAACTAATCTAAATGCGACTAATCTCACCGTGGGTACGCTACCTGTGGCGAGAATTGGCGCAACAAGTGTAGAAGCTTCTAAACTTGGAACAACTGTTATATCCGGCGGTAAAATTATCACAGGTCTCCTCACTGCAACCAATATCCAAACAGGCACCCTCACTGGTCGTAGAATACAGACAGCAGCAGCCGGACAACGTGCTGTAATGGACATAGTTGACAATACTTTCCGACTATTAGACAATGCAGGCAATACCCTTGTATTAATTGATGATAATCTCGACTCTGGCGGTTCTGGAATGCGGGTAGAGAATGCTGCAGGTGCTGCTGTCGAACTTCTCAAAGATGCAGATAATTTTTTTGTTGTCTATAATGGTGGGTGGCTTGGACGATTCGGAGGAGTTGCGGTTACCGAGCTTAATTTGAGCGTTCCAGAATGTTACTTTACAGGTAATCTTACTGTTGTTGATGGTAATATTATCGTTTCTGCACTTGCTACTGTTGATGGTAGAGATGTGTCAGTCGATGGAACAAAACTCGACGGCATTGATAATAATGCAGATGTAACAGGAGACAATCCACCCCAAGCGCATAACCATACTACCGGAAATATAACCGATATTCCAGCTTGGGCAGGAGAAGCAGGCAAAGTGCTTACAGTTCATGCAAACGGTGTAGCACTTATATGGGCGTAACAAAAGGGGAAGATGAATAGAGTGGCATTTATAAGGATGCCCGCTGGTTCGGGCGTCACTGAGGACTCCTACTTCAACGGGCATACCGTTCTTCATGAAAGGATGATTCAGTATAGGGGA